GATACTCTGGCCCGCGCCCTCGGCGTTAACCAGATCATTACCCCGGAATGGTGGACGGACACGGACGACACCACCACTATGGGCGTCATCATGGCCGCGTCCCACTACGCGGTGGTCGGCGATACCTCCATCGAGGCTTTCACCAACTTTGCGCTGTCCACTAACACCAACGAGTATCTTCAGGAGATTTACGCTGGTGGCGGTCTGGACGCGGAGAAGTCCGCCGTGGTCATCAAGCCGAAGGTTGCATGAGGTGATCTGCTATGACGATGAAACAGGTTCGATTCGTTAAGGTGGACTCTCGTAACCCGGTTCAGGACATCGCCGAACTAGCAGTGTTTGACGCTTCGGGTAATCCCGTTGACCCTCCGACTTCCCTTGACGATGGCAGCGTGACGACCGCGAAACTGGCTAACAATGCTGTCACTTCCGGTAAGATTCAGGATGGCAGTATTACCGGCGCTGACCTTGCCAACAATACCGTAACCGCAGCCAAGATCGCGAGCGGCGTTCTG